GTAGTCGGTTCCTACGACCACCTGCTTGTTGAGCAATGCATGCACGCGGTCCATGATGGGCTGCAGTGCCGCCGTGCCCCCTCCCTCGCCGATCACCGTCACCCTGTAGCGCATCTCGACCATTGCAAGCCCGTCGTCGATAGCGCGCACCGCCTTCGGCAGTCCCTCCGGCGCGTAGACGATGAGCGGAGCCGGAGCCTCGGGGACCGCCTTCATGCTCCAGACGCCCTGCACCATCGCCATGAGCGTGACGTCGCCCGTGAGCGTCGCATAGAGCCAGGCGTCCACCTCGGCAGTCGGGCTCATTGCTCCAGGTGCCTCCGCAGAATGTCAATGATCGTCTGCTGGTTGTTCTCGACCGCCTTCCTCATCCACGCGTACTTCCCGTGAAACTTCGAGGCCAGCTCAAGCGGCGCGGCGTACGGCATGTCGGCATGAAGGCAGATCGTGACGAGCTCCTCCGATACGTCGACGACGTCACCATGGATGGACGCCTCCAGCATTCCGGTCGGCGTGTAGCCCTCGCTGTACGGGTTGCCCCACCTATGGTTCGCCTTCGCGTAGGTCTCCAGGTAGGCGGCGATCTCCTGCGCGGCGTCCAGTTTCGCCTGCAAGAGGCGGCGCTTCTTGGCGTCGATGTTCGCGAGCAGTTCCTCCAGCCCCCGTACGCTCATAGCACCCGCTCCACGCTCAGTTGCACGGTCGCCGCGTATTCGTTGCAGTCGATCACCCGGTAGAGGTCGCCCGTCTCGTCGACCAGCCGGTAACGCTCGTAGTCGGCGTCGATACTTGGCGGCATTGTCTCGCGCTTGTAGAAGACCGCCACCTTCGGTATCCGAGCGTGAATGTGAAGCCCGCTGTCGTAGAACCGGAGCGGTCTCGGGTTTGGATTGCGCAGGTAGCCGACCAGCCCGCTCTGCACGGTCGCCCAGTTGTCCATCGGGCCGCCCGTCACATCCTGCGTGACCGTGTTGAACATGAGATCGAACGTCGTTCGCCCGGGATCGCTCACGCTACTGCCCTCAGTCTATGGAACCTGCTGCCAAACCCAGACTGCCTGTCAAACTCCTCGCGCCAGTTGGTGACCTGTGACTGCAGATACCCTCCGCTGCCGTAGTCGTTCGAGACGTCACCCTCCGTCCACCGCGCTACGCCGTCCCGGATCGCGAGGCTCAGTTGGGGAGCCAGCCGGGCCGCCGCGCCGCAGAGGATCGCCCGCCAGGCCGCCTCCGGGACGAATGTCCAGAACCCCCATCGACCCGTGATCTGAATGCTGTTCGGGTACATGGGGCCTACGTTCCCGAACACGGCGAACGGGCTGATGAACGTGATGTAGGTGAACGATTTCTGTTTGGCGGGCGCGTTCGCCGGACACAGGATGTAGTCGGTTCCAGATGTCAACGCCCTGCCTGGATCGGTCGGCGTCACCCCGACCATGAACGTTTGAACGGTTAGGAGGCCCGCTCCGAGCTCCAATACCGGCTGGCCATTGGGTGCAGTCGTGATATCGGCGGGCGAATAGTAGCGCGCCGTCGTCGGATCGGTCGCAGGCGTGAAGAACGGCACATACCCGGTCCGCTCCTCCCACTCCTCGATGGCCGAGTAGACCGCGCCGTCGAGGTCCAGGTAGCCGTTCGGGATCGTGAGGCCCGCCCCCTCGATGAACCTGCTCAGATCGACTCCCGTCGGCATCGCCGTCTGCATGTCACTTGTCCTCTGCCGGGCTGCGTAGCGCCTTATTCTCGCCCGGCCAGATCGCCTTCGCCGCCACCTGCACCCGCGCGAACCGCTCCGGCACCGTCACCGTCCGAGCGTCGTCGAGCTGCAGGGTCGCCTCGTAGTCCTCATCGTCCTCGCCGCCCCATTTGATCTCGATCACTTTGCCGGTTACGCTCACAATGTCGCCAACGCGCGCCATCCTACGCTCCCTGCCGGGTTGCGCCGGGGCCCCTGGACTTCAACGCGAAGAGGCCCCGGCGTTCGTCGCCGTTACGGCTGCTTCTTGTGCTTCACAATGGCGAACACGTCCAGAACAACCCCGGTCGTCGCACCGGAGACGGTCACCACCGGGCGCAGGTAGCGGGCCGGGCCGATGTAGCTCACCTGCTGCACGACCGCAGTGGCCGAGCTGGTGATCGGCGTCAACGTGCCCACCTGGTTCGCGGTTGTGACGTTCGTCCATGTCGCGTTATCCGGGGAATCCTGCAGGCTCAGTGTGTGCGTACCGTCCGTCCACACACCCGGATTGAACACGATCATGTCCGCATCCGTGGCAGACAGGTCGAGTGCCGTGCCGTTCGTCGTGGTGGTGATGGCCTTCGGGCCGATCAGGGGCACCGTCGGCAGTTCCTGGCTGATTGCTCGCAGACTCATTGGTCTATCCCTCCCCCGCCTCTGCGGCGGGTCTGTCGTCTGAACTGGTTGGGAGGCGGGGCCGCGCGTCGTGCCTACGGCCCCGCCTCAGTCATCCTACGAATGCATGATGAGCCGGGAGAACGCCTCACCGAGAACCGGAAGGCCATCCGTTTCCTTGCGGAAAACGTAGCCAATCTGGTTCGTGGCCGCGTAGAGCTCGTAGAGCACCTGCAGGGTCATGGTGAGCGCGTCGGCGATCCAGTATTTGCTGAAATCGCCAAGGATCGCGACGTACTGGCTCGCCGAGATCGTGCTCGGCATGAGCTCCGATTCGTAGATCGGGCGGCCCATGAGCGTGTCGGGGGTCCCGCCGATCAGCGCGGTGCCCTGCGCCACGAACGGGGTCCCGATGAGCCCCGGTTGCCAGATGTACTGGGAGTTGGCATCCTTGAGCTTGCGCACTGCCGCGACAACCGGTCGGCTGATGATCCAGCTCGACCTTTGCCTATACTGGGCCTTCAGGTTGTAGAACGTGTTCATGACGTCGTCGCCAGCAATCGCAGTCGGGCTCGCGGCGGTGACGTCACGGGTCGTCGGAATGCCCTGCGCGGACGGCGTCATCACGCCGAGCGGCTGGTTCGCACCGCTTCCGTTCAGGAACGCGTTCTCCTCGGTCAGCGCGACCATGTACGCCAGACGATCGACCAATACCGTCTCGAAGTTCGGGACTTTGCGGATGAGCGTCCGGCTCAGCTTGAGCAGTTTGGCCATCGGATGCGGCCGCCACTCGCGCTTGCCGACGCTCGCGGTCGTTTCCTCGTTGCCGGTGCCGAGTTCCACCGTCCAGTCAGTAGCCGACGGGTCGGTATCGAGGGCGGGAACGCCGAGGCTATCGGCTGTCGGCACCTCGTAGACGGTGGACAACTGCCGAACGAACATGAGGTTTTTCATGAGCAGCAGGAAATCCTGGATCATCTCCTGCGGCAGAATCGCGAACCCGCCGCCCGTCGGGACGTCAGCCTGGTAGGCCTTTGCCTCCGGGCTGTTCAGCAGTTTCGCGTCCGCCTGCTGGGCCGCCGAGCCATCGTAGCCGGTGCCAAGCGCCTGCTGGCGGAACAATGCGAGTTTCAGCTCCTTCGCGACAGGCGACTGCTGGGCCTTCTCCTCGGGCCGCGTGCTCCCAATCACAGGCTGGGAGGTCTCGGGCACCTTCTGGCCCCACGCCTCCAGCTCATCCGCCTTGCGGAGGCGCTCGATCTGCTTGATGAGACTGTCGCAGTCGGCCATCCGGCTGTCGAACTCGGCCTCCTCATCCGGCGTGAATGTCTCTGGCTTGCCGGCGTGCTTGGCCTGGAGCTCCTGCACACCCGCGAGGGCGCGATTGTAGCGCTCCGTCAATGCATCAATAGTTGCTTTGTTACTCATCTAGGTAGGCTCCTCGCGCGACCGCCAGCGCGATCCTGCCGCGCCGAACGAGGTCGCGAAGTCGTTGCTCACGCTTGAGGGCGAGAGCGGCTGCGTCAGTGTCGTCCGGGTCGTCCTCCTCGCCAGCATCTCGCTGCGGGTACCCGTGTAGTGCTATGGCGACCGCCTGTTTCCGGGAGAATCCTGCGTCCCGTAGGAACTCCTCGAACTCGCGGACCGTTTCAATGCTCTTGACCGCCGAGGCCACCGCTTTCGGGTTGGCCGGGACGGGAACGATGCTAAACTCGTAGAACTCGGCGATCTTGGATATCCCCCTGCACTGGCCCTTGCACCGGGCGATCCCCGGGGCGTCGAACAGGTCCATCGGCGCGCCGGACTGCTCGGCATGGTCCAGCAATGCCTTGCCATTCTCGAAATAATGCACGCCGCTGTCGTAATCTGGCATGAACCCCACGGAGAGGCCCACGGAGAGGCCCCGCTGCATCCGCTCCGCGCAAACCTGCCGGGCCGCCTGCCCATCCGGCGTTCCGTGAAACTCGGCCTTGCAGAGGAGCTCGCCGCCGCGTTCCGCCGCCTCGACGGGCATGGCCACCGGCAGACTGCTCCAGTCGTGTCCGACCGCCACGAACCCGGAGGACCTGAAGTCCTTCAACGCGCCCTTCCAGCACCCCGGATAGAGCACGTCGCCTTGGCGGTCCATGTTGCCCATGACCGCTGCTGCGCCGGCGATCTGGTTGTCGCTGATTTCGACGTCCTTCAGAACGTAGAACTTACTCAGTGGCAGTGGTTGCATCCCGCACCTCTCATATCTGCCAGCACCCGGCGCACTACTCATCTGCCGGTCGTGCATCCAACGCGGCGCTCGCCGGGCCGTCGCCCTGCCGCGCGTAGTAGTCTAGCTGCGTCGTCGGCACCTCGCCGACCTGTGGATCCATCCTAGGCGGGTACAGATTCGGGGCCGCCTTCAGCACCTGGTACGTCGAGCAGATACAATTCGGGTGACTGATCGGAACGTCATCAGGTTGGTAGATCCCCGGCCCAAGCCCGCTGTCGTGCGCTGCGTAGACGTCACATATGTCAGGCTTCGGGTGACCCGAGGACAACGCCCAGCCGATCCCCAGCAGGTAGGGTTGCAGCCCGCCCGTCTGTCTGTCCACCGCGGCCACGTTCGTCGTCGCCCGGTGCGCCTGAATGAGCTCCGTTCGCGCGATCCGCATCGCCACCCACCACGGCGAGTCCTCACCCGCTCCCGTCAACGCGTCGTGCACCCGGTCCGCTGTCTGGGCTGCGCTCAACTGCTCCGCCACGCTTTGCAGGATTGAGTCTTCGACGGCCCTGTAGCCCAGGTCAGTCAGATTGTGCAGTCTCGTACTCAATGTGATCCCGTCCGAGTAGTACCGGGCAGCGAGGCCCTCGACCGTCTGTTGCGCGAGTCTCCCAAACCGTACCGTCACGTGCGCTCCGTCGCTCAGCTTCCACGTCCGGTCCATCTCGGCAATCAGTTCCGGGTCGACGTCTCGCCTCCAGACCATCTCCGCTACCTGCTGCGCCCTGTCTGCCGCCGCCTGCGCCAGCTCCAGCATCCCAGCATCAAGCAGGTCGGCATAATCGCTCGACAGTATCTGCAACTGCTTATCAATCCCGGCGAGTAGCTCCTGTAGCCGCGCGTTGTTGATCATCTGCTCGTCTGTGAACAATCCCTCGCCCAGCACCTCTATCTGAAGAGCGATTTCGCGGGCCGCGGCGTCGTACGTACCCATGAGCCGGCGCAGGTTATCGCGCGTTAGGACGAGTTGCCTGCGCCGGGCCGCCACGAGCAACGCGCGGTACTCCTCCGGCGTCCAGTCGCGCGCGGCCCTACGCTCCGACCGCATCGAGCGCCTCGATCTCGCGGATCACCCGGTCAGCCCAGTCAACCGGCTCATCGCGGGACTGATCATCTGACCCATCACCTTCCCCATCAAGCGCCTTTGCCGCCTTGCTCCGGCCCGCCGCCTCCGCCGCGTCTGGGACGCCTCCGGCAAACTGCGAAAGGTCTGGCGCCTTCGAGCGCAGTTCGTCACCATCCGGCAACGGGTCGAGGTCGAGGTGCAACCGCGCCTCATTCGGCGTTATGATCGGGCCGCCGGCGGCAAGGACCAGCCGTTTTGCCCGCGCGTCCTCATCCGGCTGCAGGGCGCGCACGTTCCGCGTGTCGAACCACATCTGCACGCTCGGGTCGCGATCGAAGTCGGGCAGTAACTGCAGGTCCAGCTCCTCGGAGAGCTCCGCCATCGCGGGCAGGATTCCGTTGTACCACGCGCCGGATTCCGCCTGCTCCCGGTTGTCATAGTGCGTGTTCGTGTCACTCGGCAGACCGACCACCATCGGGTCCAGCATGAGTGCCGCGCAGACCCGGCTCGTCCACTGATTGTTGAGGACCTGCACCGCCATCTGGTCCGGCGAGAAGCCCAACTTCTCGATCTCGAACGGCTCGGCCATGAAGATCGGCTCGCCGCGCCGATCGCCTGTCGTCCGCGCGCGGAGGGCCCGCGTGAACCGCGCCGCCTCGTCGTCATCGAGGCCCGAGATGCCGCTTTCCCTTGGCCCAATCACGAACGGTGTCATCATGAAGTTTTCAATGAGCGCGCTTATGACCGTCGAATACTCATTGTCGCTAAAGACCTGCCGTAGCTGTTGCTTCAGCGGGCTCAGGCCCTTGCGCACGCAGTCCGGATCGACGCCAAACCTGAAATGAACGACGTCCTCTACCGGGTGCTTGATCCACGACCCGTCGACGTACTGCTCATAGTGGGTCACCTCCGCGGAACCGTCGGACGGCCACCGCGGTTCCATCTGGAAATGGGGCACCCATCGCAACTCGACCGGGCGGCCATTGTTCGCCCTGATCTTGAGCCAGTAAGCGTTCCCGTCACAGAGATAGGAGAGCACGGTCGCCTTCCAGAGGCGGCGCCCTCCCCACCGAGGCGCGGGCCGCTGCAGAAGCTGCGCCAGTGGGTGCGTCGGGAGCCATTCGACCGTCTCGCCGTCCGGGTTCAGCCGCTGCGGCATGCATCGCGCCTCGGGAAACGAGAGCATCCACCAGTTGAGACAGATCCCGACGACGCTATTCTTCCAGAGATCGCCCGCCTTCTGAACGTAGTCAAGCTGAGTGCCGGGCAGGTTCCAATACATCAAGTTTTGGCGTCGTCTGACGTTGTACGACGCCTGGTCCTGTCCGCCGATACCCGACCAGCGGAACGCCTTCAATCCGGCTCGCAATGTGTCGCGCACGCTCATCGGCCTATCCATCCGCGCAGCCAGATCGCGGCAACGAGCACGAGCAGACAGGCCGCGCCGATCACGACGAGACCGCCTGCAAACTGCACCATCGCCCAGAGGATCGGGGCCTGCATTCAGTCATCCCCCAGTACGCGCATCCGGCGCGCTCCGGCCAACTCCGCGAATGCGTCCGCGCTCGCGTCTACCTGGTCGTCGTGCAAGCAGCCCTCCCTAAAAGAGCGCAACTCCGACAGGTATGCATGGTTCCACGCGCCGCGGATCGCCCAGACGTTGCCAGCATTGACCTGCGAGGCGAACCCGGAGGCGCGGACCTCCTTCGCGCCAGTCACGGGAGCCGACCGCATGTTGCACCCCGCCAGCATTCGCGCCATGTGCAGAACCTGGTCCTTGCCCGCCTGCCCGGGGTCCTGCGGAATGCGGATCAACGCCGCGCGCCCGTCGACCTCCGCCGCCCGCCGCATCTGCGCATCTCGCTCGTCCGGGGCCCACCTCCCGCGAACGACGTCGAGCACGCCAAACGACCCATCCGCCGCCCGACACATCAGCACGCCCACCGTATAGTCGCCTCCGCCTGCAGTCGCCGCGAAGTCCCACGCCCTGCACATAGCGACAGGAGCCGCCGGCGGATCGTCCACGATTCGAACTCGGTCCGGCTTGAAAATGGAGCCTTCCCTGGGTTGAGGGTTCTGCTGGTAGAGAGCCTCGAATGATCGTTCGCCATCGTTCTGGTCCATGATCGCCTTGATACGTAGCAACGCATCACGATCGTAACGCTCAGGCCACAACGCCTCGCCCGGCGCGCGGCTCAGGGGGTCGTCCTCCTTCGCCAATGCCGGCAGGCTCAGCACCCGCCATCTGTCCGGCTCGCTCGCAATCGCCCGCGCATCCAGCCCGTCCTCGTGCCACGGCGTCATCACGATCACGATCGCGCCGCCAGGGTCCAACCGCGTGAGCAGGTCGTCCGTGTAGTGGTCCCACGCCGCCTCGCGTTTGACGTCACTCTCGGCGTCCTCCCGGCTCCGAATCGGGTCGTCGATCACGATCAGCCGGAACCCCGTACCGGTCGGCGGACTGCCCATGCCTCGGGTCATCATCACGCCGCCCGCCGTCGTGTGCCATTCGTCCGCCGCCGTGCTATCCTGCGCAATCGCAATCCGGCCCTGTGCCAAGTTCCTGGCCTTGCGCCCCAGCCTCCGCGCGAACCGCTCGTTGTAGCCACTGATCAGCACATTCGCGGCAGGGTCCAGCTCCAGCATCCGCACGGCCAGTCGAACCGTCACGTTCTCGGTTTTCCCGTGTCTCGGCGGCATCCTCACGGCGTAGCGGTCGCACCGGCCCTGCAGAACGTCGTCTACGTCGCGCGCCACTCGCCGAATGTGCCGCGGCAGATACCAGCCGTGTGGGTACGTCTGCAGCAGCCAGTCGGCGTAACTCGCGTCACTCGCCGACAGTCTCTTTGCCAGCAGCCGCAGATAGTACTGTTCCCTCAAGCTCCGCGATACGCTGTCGAAGCTCGTCGTCGGATAGGGCAGCGACATCCATCTCCACCTGTGATCGAACGGGCGGGTTGTAGACGTTCGGCCTCTTGTGCTTGAGCAGGAAGATCAGCAGGGTGTCGCTTGATTCGCGGGCCCTCCTGTAGGCCACGTCCTCCAGCATGTCTATGCCACGCTGTTCAGCCTCCGCCCATCGGCGCGCGAACTCCGGGTTGTTGTGGCGGTATAGGTAGACGGTCATGCGGGTTATCCCGGCCGCCGCCGCCGCGTCCGTCACAATCCCGGTATCCGCAAGCGCCTGAAAGAAACGCCCCCACCAGGGCCTTTCTGTGGTATAGTTTGTCATTATAAACTTCTCCGACCTCCAGCCTACCCAGAAACGACAAAAGCCCCTCCGGGGGCGTCGGCCCTCGGCGAGGCTTCGCAAAGCCGCCAATTTTCAGTTGTCGTGCTATTCTACGCGAACCCTGCCGCGTTTGTCAAGCAGAATTTGCAAATCCATCAGACGCATTTGCGAAATGACGGCGCAGACGAGCACCCGATGGTCCCAGCGGACGTACTGGTTGCAGTGTCCGTCCGGGCATCGGCCCGTTCTGACGCCGGTGTACGGGTCCTCCCGCTCATCATGGACGTGCACCGCCAGCATGCCGTTACCCTCCCGCTCGATCAGCGGGCGACCGCAGGCCGGGCAAACTAGGAGCGGGAGCCGGTGCATCACCACCTATGCTCGACGAACGCTATCGGGTACTGATTGAGCTCCTTGTCGCACAGTATAACGCTGTCAGCGCGGTCAAGCATCACCCGAAGGTGCTCAGCCGGTATTATGGCCCACTCCGGGACGTAGATCGTAGCGTAGTTCAGGGTCGATAGATCATCTGGCCACTCGCACTTGCCGTAGACGAGCCTCGATCCGGTGAGCTCGCCAGGGAATGGCGGCGGCTCAATGCCGAAGGTTTCCCACGCGCGCGCCCACTGGTCCTCGTGTCTGAAGTTCCATCCGGATAGATCGGCCTCAACATGCGTGTCGCCGCCTTCGATGACGCCGCGCACCATGTCTCCGTTATCGCGCCGGATGATGACCTCGCGCTGAATGTGTTCTCCATCCGGAGTAGCGCGCATCCAGAGCTCAGTATGCCCAGTCGGGACCAGGTAGTGCAAACAGTAACGGCCATCGGCGAACTCGAACTCAATGTCGTCCAGGCGCGTCTCTATGATCGCCTCCGGGGTCGTCGCCTCGATCTCGGCCAGGCTCGGCCTCGGGTCGCCTTCGGCCCATTCCGCCTCGTCCTGCGGCACTGCCGGGGACCACTGCCACGCATACCCGTATTCGCGGGCGATTCGCAGCGCCATGTTCGCCATCTCGACAGGGCATTTCGCCCACGCCTCCTCCTGGTTCATCCCGCAGCCTCCTCGATCTCCGCCTTGATCGGCTCCAGCAGCTCGCGTAACCGCCGGGCGATCCTCACAACGCGCTCCGGGTCGTCGGACACTACGATGTGCCCCAACGATAACATCCGCCTCTGCTCCGGCGTGCAGCCACCCGGTTTCGCCTTGCCGGGCGCCTTTATCTCGACGAAACACCAGAGCGGACCGGCTATGTGAACGGGCAGGTCGACCATGCCGGGGTCTGAGCCCGACAGATCAGCCCGGTGTTGACCGACGCGCAGGGATTCGAACCCGGCGTAGCCCAACGCCTGCTTCGTCGCCGCAACGACGGCGGCCTCCGGGTTCGTGCGCCGGGCCCTTCCGCCGCGCATCAGCGCAGGTTCATCCCAAACCTTTCGACCGCAGGCGAGACAGATCCAGCCGACGCGAGTCCGGGCCGCAGTTGGCAACCGTAGCGGGCGCATCTCGGCCCCGCAGCATGTCGGCGCGCCGGTGATCATTTCACCTCCTCCGTTTGGGCGAGCCCGTACGCCTCGTAGTTCGGCAGTGGCAGCGGGCCGTCCTGCGGTCGCCAGAGGTGCAGGCAGTACGGGTTGATTCGCGCCTGATTGTGGGACGGGTGATACTGCAAAACCGTTTCGTCCGGCTCCCAGATCGCGTTCCGCACGGCATCCATCTCCAGCCAGGTCGGAGGGCGGTCTCGGAGGCTCACGCTGACGTGGTCCCAGTTACTGCCCAATGAGACGATGATCCCCAGCACCTCCGGCGTCATGCCCATCAGTATCCGTTTCTGCGCCGCGAACCCCGAGTCCGTCCGCTGCAGAATGCGCACGCTGCGAGGGTTGCCCATCAGCTCCCTGATCTCATTGTTCGTCTGGCACTTCCGGAATGACTTCATCGTTCCTCTCCTCCTCCTGCAGAATCGATCCACAATGCCCGAAGAACGCCGCAAACCGCCTGTTCTGCGTTCCTTACTACCCTTCGACCATATCTATTCTCTCCGTGTCACGTAGCGCGAGCATGGGGCATTCGCGCTTGAAGTCACGCCCGCGGCCTGTGTCTCTGCGTCGTTCTCAATGCTTACGGTCTCGACGTTCTGCACCCATGCCTCCCAGTTATCGGCCTCGCCCGAGTAGATCACAGGCGGAATGTGCTCCATGATCCGTATCGCGATCTTGAATGGGTCGACGTCTCCCAAAATGCGGCAATCGGCATTGAAGGTGATTATCATCGTTATCTACCTCGAATGATTTGCAACGCGCGCTACTCAGCAACCTTAGAGTTTCTTAAGGTTCGGGCATACCTCGAATCAGCGAACGTCTCTCGAAGGCGATTATCATCGCTAGCTGATCTCAAATGCAGGGTGTAGGGTGTATGAAGGGAGTACCTATTTTTGCCTTATTTTGAGCTTGTGACTCATATAGTAAAAAACCTAAAAACAGGTACACCCTTCCTACACCCTACACCAACCCAGGATTATCCCTGTCGAGCAATCCGATCCCTTGCCACCGCATTCCATGTTTGCCCCTCACGGAGGAGAAACCGCGCTCAGCGAGCCGGCGGCTGAAGTCCTTGTGGTTCACCGCGCGTTCGCCGCAGATGCGGGCCCATTCGGCGTACGCCGTGTAGAGCTCCGTCGATCCGCAGGTGTACTCGCCCGAGATCACACATCGGTCGTCGAGGAACTCCTTCAACGGGTCCATGTCCTCACGGTAAGCGGACGTCGCCTCGCGGACCTGCGGCGGTGCGCCGAGGCCCTCCCGCTGCCAGCGCAGGCATCCCTCGACCGCCCATGACAGAATGCCGCGCGCCTCGACCTCGAATCGCCGGTCGATCTCGCGCCGGGGAATCAACGCGTCGTCCGGGATGCGCACGGTGAACGGAATCAACGGCAGGCGGTCCCATATCGCCTGGTCGGTGCCGCGTACCCTGGGTTTGTGGTTCGTCGCGAGCCAGATTTTGAAAACCGGCTTGAAATCGAACCACTCGCCATGCAGGAACCGGGCGCTTATCGTGTCGCCCCCTGTCAGGCTCTTTACCATGCTCTCGGCGAGACGTTGACCGTCCTCAGCCTCCGAGGCGTAGACGTACCGGGCCCCGGCGAGCCGGGCAATGTCGTTGGGAATCGTTCCTTGCTGTTTGACCATCAGCGTCGACGTCGGCGTACGGACTGCGTAGGTTCCGACTAGGTTGGCGACAGTTTCGATGAACGTCGTCTTGCCGTTCCTGCCTACGCCGTGCAGGATGAACATCACGCGCTCGTCCGTCAGACCTGTCAGCGAGTAGCCGACGGCGCGTTGAACGTAGGCGCGGGTCTCGGCGTCGGGAATGATCGTCGCGAGGAACTGCTCCCAGTACGGGCACTCCTCGCAGGGGTCGTACTCGACCCCGCAGAGACGCGTCAGGAGCCGCTCAGACTTGTGCGTCAGCAGCTCACCCGTGCGCAGGTCCACCACGCCATTGGCGCAGTTGAGGAGCCACGGGTCGGTGTCGAAATCCTGCATCCGCACCGGTATGCCCGGCTCGGACTGCGCAAGCGCCAGCATCGCGCTACGTTTCGCGTTCGATTCCGAGGAAATGGCGTGTTTGGACAACTCCTCGCGCTCCGACTTGGTCCTGCAGGCCA